CTTTCATAACTTGCAACGCGGTGATCTCATCACCAGTTCCAAGTTCTGATGCGCCCGTTACGACAGACCACCCATATGGGTCACCAATCGATGAATGCTGTAGCGACCCCTTTGCGAAAGAAAGAAAGAGATGTTTTTTATGGGCGGCGATGTGCTTTGGAGAGTCAACCGACATCCCGGTAAACAAGGGAACCCAGTAAGTTCCGTCAAACTCAAAAGCCGGATTGAACCCATCACATCCGTACATCCGGTTCGTTGAAGCGGTTCCACCGAAGTTGTAGTTCACAAATTCGTATCGGCCACCGGGGATTAGAGATACCGTAACCAGTGCAGATGCTGAAGTAGCCATCGTTGACGAAGATACTTGCAATGCTTCATTGTCCTGAAACGTGCCAGTAACATTCGACAAAACCAAGATTCCTATCGCGTTAGAAGAACCCCAGTCACCTGTTCGTACCGTAACTCTGCGAACAATCCCCGTTGCGCCGGAAGTACCGCCTGTAACGGTATCTTCCTCACTTATTTCTGCGGCTCCCGCATCAAATCTGATGTATTGTCCGAGGTCAATCTGCACCCATCCCCTATCGACGGCACTAACCGTGTCCGATTCTTGGGTGAATGTTGCAGAGTTATTTGCAGAATAGTGTGAAACACTAAAGACGTTTGCAGTACCCGGAAGAAAGGCACTAATCTGCAACTTGCTTGACTTGTTAAGGGCAGTAGCCATCTGCACTGACCCCGTAGTTATTGCAACGTCAGTGAACGTGGCTCCCGACCCGCCACCGCCGGAAAAACTGACAGTCGGGGCCGATGTGTACCCGCTCCCAGAGTCAACGATAGAGACAGCCGTGACCGCCCCCGCGCTAATCGTCGCCTCGGCTACTGCGCCAGTGCCACCGCCCCCGGTTAAGGACACGGTTGGGGCTGATGTATAACCAGACCCGCCGGATAAGGTTCCGGTCATGGTCTTTATATACTTCGTCCAATTCCCGGCAGTGTTTATCTGGTCGCGAATCCCGTCAACCACGCTATCAACAGTCGTATCGGTTGCGGTGTAGCGAAAGGCTCTGTCGCTAATCGTGATCCTGAAGATGTCACCAACGGCTATCGTGCCACCGGGTGTATAGGTGTGCTGATTCCTTGTCGCCACTTCAGCGGCGTAGAACATATCAGTCGCTGTGCCACCCGTGTTATCTCGGAAGGCATATACAGTTCCGTTGTACACCCACACGCCACGAATTGCCCCAGAGCCGGGAACTAACCCGACCTTTGTTCTTGCTCGTTCTATCGAATACCGTGAGTACGAAGCATCTAGATCATCGTCGGTTGCGCCTAAAGCCTCTTCGGCCTTTTTCACAACTGACTTGGTGACACCTCCAACCTGAAGATTTTCCCCAACCGCGAAGGTTCCATTGACTAATGCAAGAACGTAATAGCCAACCGCATCTCCACCGGAAGTGGTTCCACTTGAGATAACTTGCGCTGTTATTACTTCCCCGGTTGCCCCGGATGTTTCACCAGTAACAATGTCGGTATCAACAACATCGCCTGTGCCTGTCTGGAACTCCAGAATCCAATAAAGGCTCTCCGATGGTTTGACCTTTCCGTCATATCGCTCATACCCATCAATGCGGCGATAGCCCCCTTCTGGGTATACCTCATAGTTCTTTCCATAAAGAAGGCTCCCCGGCGGCTGTGACAGCGCAGGGTCTGTAAGAATTTCACCACCCTCAAACGGGAAGTACTTTGCCCGCATCGAAGACGCGGGGAACGAACTTCTCGCAACTAAATCAGAATAGATATTCGTCATAGAACTTGAACCACTTCCTCCGTATCGGCACTACTAAGTCTTCTTCTTCTCTGTTCCGGTAGGGATTGGGATTCAAGTTTGTCTAGAACATCTTGGTATTCCGCTGATGCGGCAAGCAAAATTTCTGGGGCTTCTTCACGTTCAGCCCACATGGTCTTCGCTCTTGCAATGATTGCTCTGTGGTACTGAACGGGAATAGAAGATTCGTCTAAGTTCGCCGCAAGCCGAGTTCCGATACGCCAGTAGTCGGCGGTAATCGTGTACGCCTTATCGGGATTTGGATAGACAAGTAATTTTCCATCCGGCTTAACGATGAAATGAATCGGAGTGGAATTTTCTTGCACTCCTTGTCTTTGAGTGTCTCTCCACTGTATGTACTCAAGATTTGTTAACCGAGTCCAGTCATCAGTCGTGTAATCAAGGTAGAACGACCTTAAATCCCATGTACCCCAGTCTGCGGGTTTCGGCAAAGCGGGTTCTGCAACTCCAGTGGCAAGTGTTGTTGAATACTGCGACCAAAGAAAATCCCAATCTTTCCAAAGACCATTGATCTGAAATTCGGCCTCAACAACAAAGTCAACAATGGCTTTAAGTTGCCCCTCTTGAGCCAATACCGTGCTTGGCCCCGTTCCCGATATACCAACTTCCTGTCGGACTGTTTGGCATAGTTCCAGAAAATTCATACTTCAAAATCCGGCGACTCTACTTTTGACAGGAACAGAATTCCTTCCGCTTTATTCGTCCAATTGCCGCCATTCTGTTCGACAAGTTTTTTCACCGCCCTCCAAGACAAATTGCCTAACTTGACGTTATCCGCTTGACCATGCTCGTCGCGCACCATTTTTTTGGCCGATGACTTGATTGGCTTGCCATCATTGGTGACTTCTTCTCCTCCTACATTGAAGTAACGATCATCCTGCGTGTAACGCCAAGGGGCGTTGCCAAACACTTCACCGAATGGACGCGATCTGTCTAGTTTCATCTTTCAATTTCCTGTGGTGTTCAATTGCGGTTGCAACATCGTCTGGGTGCAATTTTGCGGCACACATTGAAGCACCTGTCTCAGCATCCCTATTGCAAGTCGCAAATCCATAATGCATTTTGTGGCAAGGAAAGCATTCAACCCCTTCTGGCTCTATAGCAGAGGTGTTAACCCAATGCTTGGTCAGGTTCTCTTGCGAGGAATGCGAGAGGAGAGCAACTTTTGCAACATCCTCTGAACTGACAGCATTGAGTACACCAGTTTCTGGGCCAACCACTAAATCAACGGTTTGAGCAAAGGCAAGAGTCTGTCTAATGCTCCACTTTCCGCTTCTTCGGAAAACTCTTGGCTCGTTTTCCCATCCAACCTCCAACATCTGGCAGATGGAATCACCCACCATAATGAATCGAACATCAGGCCACTTTAGTAACAGTTGGGCCATGACCGAATCCATATGCGGGTATGCTTTGTGTACAGACGATCCAGAAAGCGCGATCAAAACAACGTAGTGACCAAGGCCAAGGCGCATATTGCGTCTTTGCTCTTTGACCCACTTTCTTTCTGAAGAATTTGGGTAAAATTGGGTATGAAATTGGTGGTCTACTTCTGCAACATCATGCAATGCTTCTGCATAATTCGTGTTTAACTTTGCATGACGCTCTTCGTGCGGGGCATCAAAGATAATACTGTCCTTAATGCACAGTAAACCCTGCTCAACAACGCCACCCAAGTTGTAGACCTTATCGAACAGGGGCGTAATACGATCCCAGTACTGTCCTAATTCAAAGTTAGGTATCTGGTCGTTTTCTTGCACCAATAACTCATCAACATTCGGATCATGCGCGAGAATTTCCTCGCCTCGTTCCGTTACATTGACGCAAACTTTGTTACCGCCCCGCCCTAGAAGTTGGATGACTCCACTTATTTGAAGGACATCTCCAAACCCGCCGTAACGAATTACGCAGACGGTATCCTCCCTTTTGCCTCCAAGTTCTTTGTCAGAAAGTGTCTTCCAGTATCTTTTAGGGAGGCGAGTAACCTTCAATTTTTGATGACTGTCATCAATTTACGCGAGATGCAGGGTTGTCAATGGAGTACTTTTTGTCTCCAATAACCAAGTATTTCGCTTTCTCGTATTTGGCTCCCGGCATGGAGAACCTATAAGTGTGCCGATTTCCATTTGTGCGCCCCATGCTTCTTCCAGTATCAATTACATTGCCTTCGGCATCGGTAATCGTCACACTAGCGATCTCAAAAGCACTGGGAGTCAGAATGACAAGGTTCCCATCTGACTCGGATACTGGCTTCCAAACAACCCCTGTTTGCTCTAAGGGTGAAACAGAAGCCGCTTCAGTAGATGAAGTTGTTGATTCATCTTCTATCTTTACACAGGCGTGTTTCGCGGAATCCCATTGATAACCCGGAGTGGCGTTACACTTTTCTATCTTTTGTGCGTCGGTCATCTCAG